TTCGACGAGTTTGTGGAAGTTGGTTGGTCTCCTGGTAGGACATCGTCCTGCTACGGTGATGAGCTTTCTGGCGTACATAAGTACACAGGCCAATTGGACTGTACACCGTCTGCATTCGGCATAGTGCGAAACTATGTAAATGCTTCACCTCTATGGGCTCAAGCTGCTATCGCAGCCGACGCTAAATGTTCGCTGCTATCCGCGGCGTTCAACATCGTAGAGGGGAATACAATGACGGTGGTTCCGAAGAACGCAAAGACCGATCGGACCATCTGCTACGAGCCACACGGACAAATTCGTCCTCAGCTCGCGGTCGGTGGTTTCATTCGTCAACGCCTAGCTTTACATGGCATTGACTTACGTGATCAGTCTATCAACCAAAGACGGGCCACTCTCGCTTCGAGGACTGGCCATCTGGCGACGATCGACTTGTCGTCCGCCAGCGACACGGTGGCTTTAGAGTTGGTCAGGGAGCTCTTGCCCCCTGATTGGTTCGCGCTGCTTAACAAGCTACGCTCGCCTACAACTCAATGGCCTGATGGCAGTGTTCGACGTAATGCTAAGTTCTCCTCAATGGGGAACGGCTTCACGTTCGAACTTGAGAGCATGATTTTCTACGCTCTCTGCTCTGCTATCACTGCCAATGTGTCTGTCTACGGTGATGACATCATACTTCCGACGCAATCTTTTAGTAAGGCCCGTGAACTCCTTGAGTTCTGTGGCTTTACCTTGAACGCTACGAAGTCGTTCCATGATTCTCACTTCCGTGAGAGCTGTGGAACAGATGTCTTCTGCGGTCTTTCTTGTACACCACTCTATATTCGTCGCTTTAAAGGCGACGACTGGTTTGTCCTCTTCCACAATGGGTTGAGGCAGTGGGCTAGCGTTCTTCCAGAACGCCGGTTTGCTCCTTTACTTAAATGGATAAGGGCACTCTCTCCAAGCTTCGAAGGGTGTTCTTCACTCGGCGATGGCCATTACCATGTAAACTTCGATGAAGCTTGCCCCACAAGGGCTCGTTTCGGTATCGAAGGGTGGTGGTTTACGACACTCACGCGTTCTGCGCGGGTGTCGCACTTGTATGGAGACCGTCTCCTTGGATCCTTCTCAGGACCCATGGCAATCGGTGCCTTATGCGTTGCGGTTGGTCCAAAACCTTCTCGCTCCGTAGTGGATGTGACGGTCGATAAACGACTGTTCAC